GCGCGGTCGGTTCGGTCGTCGGCCCGTTCGCCGGCGTCATCGGCAGCCTGCTCGGCTTCACCGGCGGCGCGTACAGTGCCGGCGGGGCCGCCCAGCAGCTCTCCAATATTCTGGGCAGCATCGGCGGCATGCTCCAGTCGGTCGGCACGTTCGTCCAGCAGAACGCCGACTGGATGCAGGCGCTCGCGGTCGCGGTCATGGCGGGATATGGCGCGTTCAAGCTGTTCTCGATCATCACGACCGTGGTCGGCTTCATCAAGGCGTTCAGCCTCGCTGACACCGTCGCCGCCGCAAAGCAGTGGCTGTTGAACGCGGCTATGAACGCGAACCCAATCATGCTGGTCGTCACCGCGATATCGGCGCTGGTCGCCGCACTGGTCTGGTTCTTCACGCAGACTGAGACGGGTCGCAAGGCGTGGGCGGCGTTCACGTCGTTCGTCTCCTCTGCATGGCAGAAGACGGTCGATGCCGTCACCAGTCTCGGCCAGAACATCGCGAACTTCTTCACGCAGACGCTTCCCAATGCGTTCCAGTCCGTCGTCCAATGGTTTCAGCGGCTGCCGGAACGTATCGGCAGCGCATTGTCGAACCTGCTCACGGCTGTGGGCGAATGGGCCACCTGTCTCGCGCAATCCGCGTGGACCGCCGGGAACCAGTTCGTGCAGAACGTCGTGTACTTCATCACGCACTTGCCTGAGACGATTGCCTACTGGCTGTCCTATTCGATCACGTTCGTGGTCGCATGGGTCGCGCTTATGGGTCAGAAGGCCATCGACGCTGGCACACAGTTCGTGCAGAACGCGGGCACGTTTATATCCCAGCTGCCAGGCAATATCTGGAACTGGCTGGTCGCCACCGTCACGAACACGGCCAATTGGGTGGCGCAGATGGCCGGCAAGGCCAGCGAGGCCGGAAGCCAGTTCCTCAACAACATGGCCACGTTCATTTCCCAATTGCCCGGCAGGATATGGGCGTTCCTCGTGAACGTGCTGACCGGCGCGGCCAACTGGGCAGGACAGATGGCGTCGAACGCGGCGCAGGCCGGCAGCAGTTTCATACGGAATGTGATCCAGTTCGTATCTCAGCTGCCCGGATGCATCGCCGCCTACCTGCGCGGCGTGATATCGAACGTCGGGGCCTTCGCCGGTCAGATGGGGCAGGGCGCGCTCAACGCCGGACGACAGTTTTTGAGCAACATCGTCAACACGCTCGCCTCGATACCGGGCCGTGTGGTGTCCATCGGACGCAACATCGTCGAGGGCATCGTCAGCGGCATCATGGGCAGCATGGGCCGGGTCGGCTCGGCGATTCTCGGCGGCATGAATGCCGCCATCGCCAACGTGAAGCGCATGCTCGGCATCCACTCCCCCTCACGCCTGTTCCGCGACCAGATCGGCATGATGATGGGCCTTGGCCTCGCCAACGGCATCGACGCTTCCGCACGCTATGTGAACGCCTCCATGGGCAGCATGATCGGCGGGCTCATGCCCGACATCAACGACCTGCTGCCCGCCAACCGCACGTACGACGCGGCCACGATGAACCGGCGCATAGTGTACACGCCGTCCACGGACGCCATGCAACCGCAAGCGGGCGCGTCGAACGTGAACATCACCAACTACTATCCGCAGGCCGACCCGTGGCCACTCGCCACGAACGACAGTCTCGACAAGCTGACGGTCGGAATCTAAAGGGGGTTGCTTATGGCCGGTGTCGATTACGCGCTCAACGGCGTGGCCCTCGACTCCCAGTATTGCCGGGTCACGTTGGGCAGCACCCTGTTCGCTGGGGTCTCCGTGTCCCGCAGCAAGGTCAGCGCCCCGTTCCGGCATGGCACGATACCATCCGGTTTCGCCCCATCGTTCGAGGAACGCAGCGTGACGCTCAAGGTCACCGCGTTCCGTGCGGGAGCATTGGGCCGCGCTGATGCCGCGGGTTTGGATTCGAGCCGCCTGGCGCGCCTGTGCACGGCACCAAGCCTGACATTGGGCCGTCGGGTCAACGGGCGGAGACAGCAGGCCGTCGTGGAGCTCGCCAGCCTCGAGGCCGACGACGGAGGCACCGTGCTGGACAGGCTCACCCCGTTCACGGCGGTGTTCGCCATGCCCCAGGTGTGGTGGCGCGATCCGGTCGCGTATGACCGTCAGGTGGCGGCGAACACAACGGACTGGCTGTGGCCGTCAGCCGTGCAATGGCGGCAGGAATACTGGACGCGCTGGAGTGGCGCGGCGAACGATTCGACCAGTCTCATGGCGGATTTCGTGACCATGTGGATTGGTGAGCCGAACAATTCGCCGTCGCTGCTGATCCCGTTGTCGTCGGGCATACCGGATGGCATGTTCGGTGACGCGCCCGTCACCGATCCGATAATACGGCTGCCCAAGGGCGTGAGCAGCGCCTCGGTCACCGACCCCACGTCGAACACGGGCGTCATCTGGCAGGGTGCGGCCAACGCGAACGCCTACACGTATGTGGACGTGGGCAACTGCCTCGCATGGCAGTCCACGTCGGACCACCAGTGGACGCAATCGGGCACGGACGTGACCGGCGGCATGGATTACCCGGCCAACGGGCTGCTGCAATGCTGGCCGAACCCGGTGGACAACGGCTACCGGCTCACGTCAAAGCTCACCGGTTCGGCTGAGCCGCTGCTCGTGCACGCGCGCCGCGCATGGTGGTAGACCGTATTCCCCTTCTATGCAATTTCTCCGGCGTCATGCAATTTCCGCGCCGGTTTTTAACGTTTGGAGTCCACCTATGGTAAAGACCTTGCATGCCCGTCTCGTCGCCTACCTGCCCAACGGAGGCAGGCTCGGCAACCTGCCCGCCCCGCTCTCATGGGACGCGAGCATCGTCAACAACGACCTCGGAGCACTCAAGGTCGTCTACAGCCGTCGTACCGTCGGCGGCGGAATCCTGAAACGCGGCCTCGAACAGGGGCTCGAGATCGGGCTCGAGGTCAGTGACGGCGGAGCATGGAGCGAACCCTACAACTGCCGCTACCTGCTCATAGGCCGCTCCCGCAACGCCGAAGACGTGTCGGACACGGTGACGCTCACCTGCCAGAGCATGGGCTGGCTGGCCAACAAGATTCTGAACAACGACACCGCGCATCTGATAGCGGACGGCGACAACAAGGGCAAGCGCGCGTTCCTGTCGAAGAACCCCGGCACCATCATCAGAACGATTCTCGATGAGAACAAGGCCCGCAAGGGTGCCGGCCTCGTTTTGGCCCCCGGTTTCGACACCGGCAAGGACGCGGCTGGCGCGAACTGGAAGAGCGTGTACACGCTCTACTACTCGTTGGGCACGAGCCTGAACAGCATGCTTTCGAGCATGGTGGGCGGCGGCGCGATTGACTGGCGTACCGAGGGCCGTACCCTCAGAATCTGGAACGCCGACAGCACGAATCTGAGCCGCGACCTGTCGGGCCGCGTGCACGTCAGCATGGCGCACGACGTGCTCGAGGCACCCGAAGAGGAAAGCATCGAAGACCTCTCCAGCGACATTCTCGTGGAGGGCGACAACGGGCTCATATTCCGAGAGTCGAATCCCGCGGCCCCGACCCCGTGGGGCGGTTGGGAATCCTATGTCTCGCAGGGCGGCGTGAGCGACGAGGCCACTGCCAAGTCGTTCATGCGGACCACCCTCGCCAGCAGCGCGAGGGTGCGCGGCCAGTACACGCGGTCGCTGCTCGTCACCAACGCGGACAGCCTGCCGCTGGTGGACTACAGGCCCGGCGACTGGATCACCGCGCCCACCGTCCAGCACGGCGAGAAGGTGCGAATCCAACAGGTCACCGTCAGCCTCGACTCCAACGGACTCAAGGCCTCGATTACCCTCAACGACAAGGTATACGACTCTCAGGTGCGGGCCGCGAAGAAGATCGCCGGCATCACCGGCGGCGCGCAACTGGCCGGCAGCGAGGGCGGGCGTCCCGCCCCCGAGAAGGACCATCGTGTGCCGAATGCTCCGACTGGTCTGGTGGTGCAGACCGACGCCTATATCTCCTCCCGTGGTACGGCTTTGGGTTTGGCTACCCTGCAGTGGGCCGCGGTCTCTCAGGCGACGGATGACACCGCCATCGACATTTCGGGCTACCGCGTGGAGTATCGCAAGAGCACGGCTGGTGCGCCGTGGGTTTCCGGTGGCGTGACGGACGCGCAGCGGCTCACGTTGGGCATCGGCGGTCTGGAATGCGGGCAACGCTATGAGTTCCGCGTGCGCGCGGTTCCCACGTATTCCGACCGGTTGGGTGACTGGTCGAACGTGGTCGTGGCTTTGGTGGCGTCGGACGTGACGCCGCCGAGCATCCCGTCCAAGCCGATACTCACCTCGAAATTGGGTGTGGTGGACGTGCAGTGGGACGGCAGGAACAATGCCGGCGGCGGCATGGAGCTGGACTTCGACCACGTGGAGGTCGGCATCAGCGACTCCAACGGGAACTGGAAATACCGGGATAGCGTGGCGCGTGACGGGCATTGCGTCGTCACCGGATTGGAGTATCGCGTCTACTGGTTCGCGTTGCGTTCCGTGGACCATAGCGGCAACAAGTCGGATTGGGGTGTGGGCGCGTCGATCACGGTCGCCAGCGCGGTGTCCCAGACCGACCTGGACAGGCTCGACAAGGATCTGCGGGACAACAAGACCGCCATCGACAACGCGAACAGGGAATTGTCCCAAGCCAAGCAGGATATCGCCGGCAATACGACGGCCATCGATAACGCGAACAGGGAACTGGACGCGGCTCAGGGCGACATCGCGCAGGCGAAGAAGGACATCACGCAGGCCAAGTCGGACGCGGCCAACGCGAAAAACGAAGCGGGCAAGGCCAGCGCGGCCATCGAGTCGGCGAAGTCCGACATCGCGAACGCCGCGTCGAAGGCCCAGTCCGCGTTGGACAAGGCCAATTCCGTGGGCAAGAGCCTCGACGGCCTGCACAACGTGTACGAGGGGCCCGACGACCCGACCACGCTTTCCGGCGTGACCGTGCGTCAGGGTGATTTCTGGTACAAAACCCAAAAATACTGGACGCGCTGGTCCGGCGCTGCGAACGACAGCACGTCCCTGCTGGCCGACTTCTATACGGGTTGGGAGGGCGAGCCGAACAACAGCGCGAGCTGGCTCGTGCCGTTGTCCAGCCGTTTCATCGGCGTGTACGTCTTCGACGGTTCGCGGTGGAACGAGCGCAACATCGTGGCCGCGAACATTCTCGCTTCCGGCAGCGTGGTCGCCTCCAACATGGCGGCGAACAGCATCACGACGGAGAAGCTGGTGGCCGGCGCGATCACCACGGACAAGGTGGCGGCGAACGCGATAGTCGCCGGCAAGATAGCCTCCGGTGCCATCACCACGGACAAGCTGGCCGCTTTGGCGGTTACCGCCGACAAACTCGCGGCCAACAGCGTAGTGGCGGGCAAGATCGTGTCCGGAGCGATCACCGCCGACAAGCTGGCCGCGAACAGCGTGACGGCTGTCAAGATCGCGGCTGGCACTATCACATCGGATAAGGTGGCGGCGGGCCAGTTCCGAGGCTACGTGTTCACGGGCGCGATATTCCAGAGCTCCGAGGCTGCGAACACTGGCGTGAAGCTCAACTCGGCCGGCCTGCAAATGTGGGATTCCAATCATAACCAGACCGTCCATCTGGACGGTGAAGGCAAAAGCAATCTGCTGTCCGGCACGTTCCAGACCCGCGCGAGCGGGCATCGCGTGCGCATCAGCCCGGATTATCGGATTAGCACCGTCGGCGGCACGGAGACGTTCGTGGGCGACGGTATTGAATTCCCTGCGTACAAGGGGGAGACCGCCTACTGGAAGAATCCGGCCATCGCGTCAGCCATCCAGTCGAATCAGGTCGGTGAGATGGGCGAATTGGACTTGTGGAGCGGACGCGTCACCGAGCACGATCCGGCTGCTTTCCTGCAGCTCCAGTCCAGGCCGATCAGGAAGGGCGGCACCGGCAGTGATGGCGTCGTATCGCGGGCGTTCATCATGGCGAACACGGATTATGGCGAGCCGGACGAGAGCAAGAAACAGAGAGCGTCACTCAATCTGTACGGCGACAGTCCGAATGGTTCAAATTTCTGGCTCGAAGCTGCCGACGCTAACGGCGCGGTCGGTGTCGGAGCGAACATCGCGACCGGATACGTGTATCTTGGCGGCTTTCTTGGCGGCATCACAAATCGCTGCACTTTCCACGGCGCTGCCGCGTGGAGGGCGTGGTGGCCGAATCCCGGCTACAAGATCGCGACCGGCGCATCAATGCAAGTCAATTGCACGTTCAGTCCGACGAAATACGGCCGCTATTACGTGGTCGCGAACGCGGATTCGCAATGGGCCGGCATCATCGCGCATCCGGTGAACACGGGCGGCCAGAGCGGTTTCCAGCTTAAGCTTTACAACGCCGACCAGCCATGCCCGGTCGACGTGTACGCCGAATACCTCGCCTATCTGGTCAAATGATTGGAGGAAATCTTGTCATCGACTTTCGAAATGGATGATAACGGATTGTGCATCATCCGATGCGATCCGCCGGTGAACGGGTCGGACAGTTTCGTCTTCACGCCTGATGTGCTCGCATCGTGGAAGGCGCTGCTCGGATTGGCTTCGACCCGTGAAGCGATCGCGGCGATCATGCAGGGCAGGGAGGACGTGAGCCGATATGACCCGAAGACCGGCAGGGGCGTGTTGACTGGAGCGTTCGAAGCGTTGGAGTCAGCTTTGGCGGATTCCGCTACCGGGGTGAACATGCTCGCCGCCGATGGGGAAGTATTGGATGATCCACTGACAGCCGCACGCAACAAGACCCGTGAGGGTATGAGCCTGCCTGTCATGTCGAATGAGACCGACGCGCGAATGCGCGCCGCATTGACCATGGATGATCCCGCAGTGGAGCCGTCCAGCGGCATCGACGTGGCCTGCACGCGGGATGTCGAGGGATTGGACGCCTTCCTTGAGGATGAATCCAGTCAGGCGATGCTGGACGAATGCGAGGAGCGATTCTATGAATCCATCATGCCAAGACAAAACCAACAGAATTAAGGAGATTGATTATGGCCGATGTGACCACTGAGACCACTACCGACACCGCGCCTACCGTGACGCCCGCCGAGCCGTCCGGCGTGCTTGATTTGCGTCCGCCGAAGGAGTCGGTGCGAGCGGAATTGTGCCGATTGGGATTGGAGTATTCCAGCGCTGACGGCACCGCCGAATCGTGGCGCGACTATCAGCGTGGCGTGCTCGCCACGTTCGACGATTCCGGCACGTCCGTCACGTTGACGGACGTGAAGACGAATCTCGGCCGCACCCTCACCTTGGACGAATTGAAGGCGGTTACTCGTATCGACACGATGACCGCCGCAGACTGACCACTATTTCATCCAATTTTTTCAACCCCTGCAATCCAATCGGATTGTGGGGGTTTCGCATTAAAAGGAGACTTATTTTGACTCAGATTCCAGCCGACGCGAACACCGTCATCGACCAGCTCTCGCAACAGATCGGCACACTCAACAAACAGATCACGATCCTGTCCATCCAGCTCGCGGCGGCCATGAAACTGATCCCGAAGGATGTGCTCGACAGTCTCGACAAGGAGAATACGAATGCAGAGGATTAATC